TAGGTGGTGCTTCTGTGAACACTAACTGACCATTACTTAGTGCATATGTGTTTGTTTGTTGTTTAACACCAGACACAGAAACGATAACACTCGCTTCATTTCCGGTAGAATAATTTAATGTAAACGCAGTCGTAGCACCGTCACCAGAGAAAAACTCTGAGCGAAACGATCCGTTGATTTGTTGGTTGCCTATGTAAGAAATTTTAGTTCACCTTAGTTAATTGACTTGTATGGCTTGTTTCTTTGTATTCATTATTTATGTAGTTACTTAAACGGCCTTTAATCATATTTTTTTCTTTAGACACTTGAATATTTTCAAGTTTTACTCTATAATTTTTTATTCCATCATTCATCCATATTGTATTGGATGTTGATTTACCACATTTTTCTTTTAATGATTTTAACCCGTCTTCACTAATCGTATTAGTTTTACCTTTGTTCCAAGGAGTTTTACCTTTGCCGGCGTCACTAAGTTTTTGTTTATGTTCGTCAGAAAAAACAATACCTCTCTTGTTAAGTCCTGCTTTTTTTGCAGCTTGTTTCCATTTTTCAGGATTTTCTAAACGATTCTTTAATGTTGCAATTCTATTTTTTTCTCTTATTTTAGGATTCTCATAAGTTTTTTTCACACCTGTAGAAATTTTTTCTCTAATGATAGGACAAGAAAGAACTTTTTTAAGTGTTTCACTAAGTTTTTCTTTATGTTCTTGTGTGTGCCCACTACTTCCATAGCCACCGCCAACCAAATTCAAACACTTCTCATCACTCTCAATCAAATTTACAGTTACCATTTTCTTTTCTAATTCAAAAATATAATTAACATCAGATATGACTAAAATATCATATTTGAAATTTTCTGTACCATATTTTTTAATTTGATTCTTAATTCTATCACCAGAACCCCAATAACCATTTTGTGTCCATCCGTTGTGCTTACCAATATAATATTCACCTGTTATAGTGTTAGTAATTTTATAAAGGTGTGCCACTTGAACCATAGTTTATTTATTCTGGTTTAGGATACTTAGCTTTAACTGCTAAGCAATCTGCAATGTATTTGTCAATTTGTGCTTGGTCACCTTTAACGATGCCGTCAAGATATTCTCTCACCGATGGATATTCCATATATCGTTTTTGAAAATAAGTCAATTCAACCGGTTCTATTTCTGGTTCTACTTCTGGTGGTGGAATGTCTTCTAACACCCACGCACCGTTCCACTTAGCTCGTTTGTTTTCAGGAACAATAGGTGGTTCCACATCAACAGCATTACCAGGAATTAAAAATACACCTGGTTCTAATGGAGATTCATCAGCAATGGTTACACTTATAAAATAACCGTTTTGGTCTAATTGAGATACTTGTTTCATTATAATACCTTAAAATTTAATACAAGCAAGTAAAGCAACATTGCGAGGACGAGATTCAGTACCGCCAGATCCACCTACCGACAAATTACCTGTGGAAAATACGGCATCACCACTAGAGCTAACTATATGTGAATATGGTCCGCTGCCAATGCCAGACGGATAACCTCTACTAATAGCTATCGGAGCCGCACCGTATTGGAAACCACCAGTATGTGGAGCAGAAGTAATTGTATGGTTATGCGTTTCGTTCTGTTGTCCCTGCGCCGTACCAATAGAACGGGCAGAATCAATACTTCTACCATCGTCTAAGCAACGAAGAAACTCACCTCTTAAATCTGGAACATTAAAAGTTGTTGTTCCATCGCCTACACCATATGTAGTGCTAATTACAGCAAATAAAGATGCATATGTGGTTCTTGAAATCGCTGCACCATTTGCTTTAATCCATCCTGTTGGAACAGAACTAAAAGCAAAAAATGATACTTGTCCCGTGATACCAGAACCTAACTGTGTACCAATAATTGTTCCACTAATCGCAGTATTGGATACTGATGTAATAGAATTTGTGTTTAATGTACTTAATGGCATATTCTTTTATTTATCTCTATTCGTCCGCAAGTTCTGGAGTATTGCCTTCAGCAAGCCACTTTAGATATTCTTCGTTTGTAGTACGGCAAACCCAAGTACCTGTTGGTTCTCCATTTACAATTTCTTGTGCATTGGAATACAAAGGCGATCCTTGAATGGTGGTATCTTTCCAAAGTTTGTATGTTTTCATTTATAACTCCGCAGACGCTGATGCATGAATTATGTGAGAGTAACCTGCACCAGCAGGTGATGCCGCTCTAATTGTTATACCAGTAGAAGCGGAGTGAACAATACTGGCGGTTGGTGTGCCACCATTATTTGACCAATTTGCATTTGCGGCATTAGGTGAATAAGTTGTCATTGTTCCTGGAGACGCTCTCATTTCTACTGGAAATCTCCACATAGCATCATATAAATTGGCAGCATACGATATAAAAGCAATAGATCCAGGACTGTCGGTGTTTTGTGCTGGCGCAGTTGCAAAAGGAAATGTTTTGCAGAAATATCTTTGACATAATGCTAACTCACGACCAAAATCACGATAATCGAATGCCGTGGCCTGTGTACCTTTTTCAAGCTGTACGCCTGTGATGTAGAATGTGGCATTAAGTGTACCAATCACATTCGTTCCACCAGTTACACCCCAATACGGAGATGCGGACCAAGAACCAGCTGTTCCTTTGTATGTTGAACCGGAACCTAAATCCCAATTAATCTCAATTCCCCGACCATTTGTTGTTGCCCATGTTCCTGTAGTATCACCAGGAACGACAATAGATACTTGTTGCCATGTGTCGGCCGCAGAAATTGTGTAACTGAATGGGTATCCTCTATTTTGATTTTCATTGATAATTGCACCACCAAAAGTTCCAGTTAAACTTGAACGAACCCAAAATGATAATGTGACTGTAGACGCAGTTGAATTACCCCAACCTAAATCGGCGGTGTTATACCCCTCAATACGGTGTGTAATCATGTATAATTGAGTTGCACCAATACTTGAATCTATTGTTGTAGTTTGTATCTTTAACGATTTGGTAAAGTTGTTATTAGGAACGATACTACTCTGTTGTGCAGTAAACACACCATCTGAAGTTTGGCCATATACACCAAATCTATCAACTGGATATTGATAACCAGCTGTACTAATAGTTAAACTTGCTCCGGCATTTCTCTGGTCGATAACCATGGCACCGTTTATAATACGGTTCTTAAAGCCGTACGGTGAACCCGCACTATTACTAATACTATCTGCTGCTGTTTGAATTGGCATTTATATTCTCTTAAACTTTTATTTATTCGTCAGCGGGAAGTGGTGTGTTGCCTTCAGCAAGCCACTTTAGGTATTGTTGGTAGTCTGTGTTGGCGGGGTCAAAGGGGATGGTTGCATTGTCTGACAGGCGAATGACGTATTGACCAACAAGTGTGTTTAAAAGTTTATACATCATTAAAGCTCCGAATTTGCTGTGAAATTACCGCCAAGGAAAGTGCTGCCAGTTGTCACATAGTAAGTTATAGAATCGAAAGCAGTAAAAGTTCCAGCTTCACTGCCAGAATAACGACTTCCAGTACGAACCATTGTTGGCGTAGTTCTTTTTGGGACAACAAAACTTTCGCTAATTACATTTTGATTTGCAAAAACAATTCCGCCTATTTCGTAATACCGTTGGCAAAGCATAAATTCTGTACCATACGGGCGATAATCAAACGATGTGGCTGTGCTGCCTTTTTCTAGCTGTACGCCTGTGATGTAGAAAGTAGCGCCGTTTGTGCCGACTACTGATGTTGCGCCTGTGGATGATGGATAAAAGCCACTAGCCCACGCTCCAGCAGTTGTGCTTAGACTAGCGCCAACACCTAAACCAAAACCAACATTTATGCCGCCACCATTTGTAGTTAGCCATGTTCCTGATGTATCACCAGCAATAGTTATTGACTTTTGTTCCCATGTATTTGCGGCAGAAATCGTATAACTATATGGATAACTTCTGTCACCCGCATTATTCCACAAAGAACCGCCAAAAGTTCCTGTTAACGAACTACGCACCCAAAATGACAAGGTTACAGTAGAAGCACCAGCCGCACCCCATCCTAAATCAGCAACATTAAAACCCTCAATTACCTGTTTAGTAAAGAAATTTTCACTTGACCCGACTGTATATGCTGACAGAGAGGTAATCAACAATGAGTTTTTAAAGCCAGTAGGTACAGTTGAAGATTGTTGAACAGAATACTTAGATGATTGAGACAGTTTTGCAGTCCATCTGTCTAATGTGTAAGTGTTGTCCGTTGTAGGAGTAACACTCGCCCCCGCATTTCTCTGGTCAATAACCATGGCGCCGTTGATGATGCGGTTTTTCAGCCCAAAATTATTTGGTGCGTTAATTGTTCCTACTAGTGCCATTATTGAATCTCCTCAATGGCAAAACGATATTTCTTACCAGTCTTATTATTGATTAAAAACAAACTCTGTTCTCCCTCTTGGACAGTCCAGTTACCTTTTGTTCCGTCTACCATGTTACCATCCATCTTACCTTCGTTAGACAAGTGTAAGTCACCAGTATAGATGTTATTCCATCTTGCACTTACTGAACCTAAGTCATATGTAGTGTTTGCAGATGGAACGATATTACCAGATGCAGTTGTCTGACCTGATAAGTTAATTTGTGTTAATGTTGTATTTGCAGGTAGTGTTGTAATCGACTGTGTAGTTCTAAAACCCAAATGTCTCACATGGACATTGGCACCCGCCGGTGGGCTAGAAGTAAAAGTAATTGTACTACCTGTAGTCGTATAGTGTACTGGTGCTCTTTGCACAACACCATCAACTGTAACCATAACTGTGTTTGCATCAGCAGGTGGTTCAGTCAATGTAAAGACTGTGTTATTGCCGTTTGGTGTTAAGTTATCGGTTGTAAAGATTCTTATGTTGTTTGCTAACTTGGCATAGGTGATAGAACCATCGGGTACATATACTTGTGCGCCAGAATCAAAGTTGCGATAAACAACATAGATGTTATTAGAACCTGATGGAGGTGCACCAGTGAATGTTAGTGTTGTACCAGATACGGAGTAAGCGGTGATTGGTTCTTGTTGTACATTCTCAACAAAAACTTCAAGGTCAACTTCTTTTTGAACTGACCGAGTTAATGTGAATACTGTAGCCGAACCTGTGCCAGAGAATCTATCTGCATCTCTTGGAGAAGCAATAGTTCTTGTTGGGTCGTATATGGATGAAAATGTGCCGAGATATGCCATGATTGTATTTATTCGCCTTGGTCAGCAGGTTCTGGAGTGTTACCTTCAGCAAGCCACTTTAAGTAAGCTTGATAGTCGGTGTTGCCAGCGTCAAAAGGAATAACTGCACTATCCAATAATCGTTTTACACAATTTGAATTCTCATTTGTAACTGGATGATTTGGTTGTAATTTATACATTTATAACTCCGCTGTTGCTGTTGCTTGCCCATAAGCACTTCCAGTATAACCATACGCAGCATAATTTGATCCAGCGGAATATGCTGGTGCTGCATCTGGTGATGGTGTTTCTACTGTTCCCTGTGTTGCTCCTGCTACCGTAGGAGAAATTCTCATGGTTGTTTTGAAATACCAAATAACATAGTTGTATGTAGCTCCATAACTACTCCACAAAACTTTATTTCCCTGCCCGAGTCCAGGAAAAGATTGATAATATCGTTGACACAAAGCCAACTCAGTAGTATATGGGCGGTATTCAAAGCTCGTTGCTGTTGAACCTTTTTCTAGCTGCACATTGGTAATATATAAAAACTCACCTAAAGCAGTGGTAGTTACATCTGACCAAATAAACAAAATGATGTTTGAAGTTGATGCTGTATCAACATTTGCCGTGACGCTGTAAGTAGCAAAAGATGTAGTAACACCTAAGTTAGCAGGAGTATTCTCGTAGGTTGCATTAGCAATCAGCGTTGGGTTTGTACCTTCTACACCCCATGCAGAAATAATGTCTGAGGTAACAGTATCAGCAGTGCCAGACCAAGCAACTATTGCACATTTAATATTATCAAGGTTGGCTGTTGCAGAAACTTTTGCTTGAAAAGATATAGTTACATTTCCACCAATCGCATCATAACAGTTTGCATTTTCTATAATCTGAGCAATACCAAATTTCTTGTTTACAGTTTCTACATCTAAGCCAATGGAATATTTTGCTCCTGTTGGAACAGTTGTTGTTTGAGTTACATCAACAATATCATTACCATCAGACAGAATATAAAACCTGTCTAAAACATAAGTGTCATCATTGTTTGCACTGCTTGTAGAAGTAAAGGATGTGCCACGCTGTGCTATATTCATCCCGCCATTGATGACACGATTCTTGAAGCCAGTAAAACCACTCGCTATAGTTGAACTGTCTGCGAATGTTATACTATCGCCACCGTATGATACACTCATTTGTTATACCTTATTCTGTAATCTGTGCCAACTGTTCATCAGTTGGTCTTTGTAATGTTGGGTGTTCCCATTTAGCAATGTAATCACCTTTGCCGTCAGCATTATTCTGAAGCATTATAGTACCAAATGGTCCAAAATCTTCAATATTTAATTCAGAATAAATTGTTTTAATTTTTTCTAATAGTGTCATTATGCAGCCTTAACAAGATAACCTTGGAACCAAGTGTCGTTTGAACCTGCCAGTGCCGTGCCACCAGTTTCACTTCTTCCAATCA